AGTGGATCATCTAGAAGTACACGCCGCATAGTCTTAATGCCGTCCTCAAAGTTCTTTTGGTGCATTGAAGCACTCTGCTCATTACTACGGAATCTCATCATAAACATCATGGCACCGTCAATAACTACGTGTTTAAAGCGATCTGGTATAATAGCTACATCGCTGTACACTGTAAGGTCCTGAGGGTAAGACCAGTACACGTATTCTATTTCGTATGCAGCGTTAGGTACAGGTGTTACACCGAACTTGTCTCCGTAGGTTTGATACACTACTGTGGGAGCAGCCTCACCGTTAACTAAGTCACCTGTATCGTCCGAGGTGCGGTAGTTACGGACATAGTCATCATACGAAATAGACTTAAGTAAGTGCGGTCCATTACTCTCAGAGGCAAGTTGCTTAATATAGAAAGTATCCCAGTCAACACTAGAGTAATCGGCTGGGAAGCTGTACTGACGGGTACCTACTGCCAATGTTTGTGTATAGGTATTCTTAAGGAAGGGCCACTCTTGACCATCTTGTAGAATAAGTCTAATGCTACTATTAATTGCATCCTTGGCTAGAGCTTGAACGTTACGTGTTGTATCAAAGCCATCACCCGCTGTGTCAAGGGTAACTTCATTCATACGTCTTAGTAGTTCATTTACTAGCGATACATAGGTAGCCATAGAGTTATCCTAAGTGGATTAAAGGTAGTTAGGGGCCAGCGAGTAGCCAGCCCCTAGTTTGTTCTTAGGCCAAGTTGTACTTAGCTGTTACAAGAGCTTCTGGGCGAAGGATCTTGCGACCGTATAGATGCATACCACGAACAATATCAGCAAAGCTGTCTGGGTCACGGTATGTTTCTGTTTTGTTGATCTGCTCTGCAGTTGCTACAGCAGAATCATGACCAGCTACGATAGCACCGAAGTTAGTGCTTTGGGCGGCTGTACCTGTTGTCGATGGACCAGTGCCGATAGTTGGCAGGTTGTTGGACACATAGACACGGAAGCCGTTCCAGTTGTTCAGTACGAGACCGTTACGAAGACCGTTAGAGTCACCGAAGTCTGCATTCAGAAGACGTGAATCTTCGTCCATCAGGATCTCCATCATGACCGGGTCAATACAAACCCAACGACCAGCCTTGTCAACACTCTTCTGATCAAGCAAACGACCCATGCGTGCAATCAACATAGTCGGGGAGACATATGCTGTTGGAAGGGCTGTTGCGCCTGGCAAACGAGCAGCGACTGGGATAGAGTCCCCAGCTGTACCAGCAGTTGTGATGTTACCGAAGTCAGGGCGGGACAGTTTGTTACCAGCCAAGAGTTCATCGGAACCTGCAGTTGTATCGGCTTTAGTACCGTTAACAACATCGTTTACTGTGTCTGCATTTGCATGAAGAGCAGACTGTTTAAAGCCAGCCAAGTAACCCAAGACTTCTTGGTCATGCTGATCAGCCAAGCGGAAAGCCGCACGGTTGGTTGCAAGATCCATGAAATTCACATGTGAATGGGCCTCCTCGATATCGTCCATCTTAAAAGCAAAATAGTTAGCTTTATCAACGACTAACGAGAAGTCAGCATCTGTAAGATCTTGTGCAGCAATGGTTGTACCACGTGCATAAGCAGATACACTCACCTCTGGCTCTTTGATGATCTTGACAGTGTCACCTTGGTTGGCAATCTCACCAAAATAATCAGAGTTAGTGATGTCGCCAACGACTGTTGACTTACGGAAGGCAAGTTGTACCTTCTTAGAGTAGATTACGGAACTGAAGTTTCCGTTGGGCAGGTTGGTATAACCTGACGCTGATGCGAATGCCATTTTAATTCTCCTAGAATGTTTGGCTTGATAAGTAAGAATCTATTAGCCCACACAAGGTGCTTAATGTATGTGTGTCGAGTTATGTGTGGAGATTCCAGTTAATAAAACCTAAGTCATCTATACTAAGAGGCTGTACATTTTCTAGGGTGCGCTAGGTAGACAGTTGGCCAACCATCAGTCTAACGGGCCTATACTTACACAGGTGTTCTTGGCGTTATGTTTAAGTTTAAGGTTTGGGAAGTTTTGTACAGGGTAAGAGGTAGTCTATAAAGAGGCTCTTAAACTATACGTACTTAGTTATACGTACTCGAAAGTGTTTGTCAACACCTAACGTGCACTACCAGTAAGATCATACACAAATTTCCCTGTTCGCATAGCCTTACTAATTTCTTCTTCACGGGCTTCAAACTCTACAGATGACATAGTATTAACGTCTGACTCTCTGATTACTGTACCACCTTCAGTAGGGTCTACTTGAGTTCTTGATCCCCTGCCGATAGGTTTGGCTGCAGCTTTAGTGTTAGCTTTCTTAGCCTGCGTGGTGTGTCCCTTATCAATCTTAAATAAATCAATAACTCGCACTACTGAGTCTGGGTCATCCATGTTCTCATACAAAGCATCACGTACCCACTTGGGTTGTTTCTCTGCCCACTGATGAAACTCATCTGAGTCTCTTAGCTTACTGAAGTCTGGGTGTGACTCTGCTATCTTAGCTTCAGCTGTCTTACGGTCTGCTTCGTACTGGATCTCATCTAGCTGTGACAACCTGTCTTCAGCCTTCTTGAACATCTCCTGCGCTTTCTTAGCGGCAATGGTCTCAACAATACCAGCTACGTCAGGGTACTCCTTTGACCACTTCTCTATATCTTCGTCTGACTTAGGTGGGACAATAGACTCTTTACGCATCCTAGACTCGAAGGAGCTAAACTTATCTTCCCACTCTTTTTCTTTTTGTTGCATGTGGCGGCGGAGATCACCGTAGCGTTTCTTGAAAGACTTCTCCTCTGCACTTAGGTTGGAGTCATCTTCTTGTGCTTGAACTTCAGTGTCGGCTTCTTCTTGTTGGGTATTATCCTCGGCTTGTACTTCGGTTGTCTCAAGTCCCTCGCTATTGGGTTTCTCTTCGAAGGTTTCACCTTTAGCCTCCGCCTCTAGTCGAGCTATCTCTTGCTCTTCTTGTTCGATACGCTTGCGCTTACGGTCATAGTTAGAGCCTCTATCAACAAATCCTGCTGACTTGGGGGCTTGCATTGTAAGTAGTTCAGACATAGTTCTATCCTTATGTTGGGGCCAGCAGTATTGCTGGGTAGCCTTATTGTTGTTTTAAGTAACTAGTTGTTTTAACGTGCGCCTAGTCCTGCACGAATTGGTTGCCGTTCTTGAGTTGCAACTGCTTCTTGTCCCTTCTGTTGTAGGCTGCGAGAAATTTCGTTCACACCTTCTGCAAGTGCTTGAGAAACCTCTGGCCCTATAATCTTACCAATCATGATTAACTCAGGGGAGCCGTACATGTTTGCTAAAACCTTCACTTCCTCTGCGTCTAAATTATTGAGGCGGTTGGAAACTTCTACTTTGTACTGTTCTAGATTACTGATTGTATCTTGTGCTTGTTCTAGCATCTTAAGTCCTTTCAATGTCTACAAGGTTCCCTCTGAAGGCCTTCCAGATACCAATGGTGTAGGAGGGTACATAAAAGAACAACTTACCTAAGGTAGCTTGTATACTCTTCTTATTGAGAACGGTTGAGTCGTAGAAACCATTAGATAACCACTGAATTAAGCTACTATCAACTCTTGGTGCAATTACTCTTTTACCAAAGGTAACATAACCGTTTCTCCAAAGAAGGGTGTCTAGTTTACCTTCAGGTTTTGAGTTCATACACCACTTAATAAGTTTTAGTCTTTGTGTTTGGGACCAGTAACCTTTTTGCTGAAGTGCTGTAGCAACATAACAACCGTATCCACCACTCGATGAGGCAGTGGAAGAACTAGTAGAAGTCGAAGTATCGTTGCTTCCTGTAGCATTTTTGTTCACACCAGTGTAGGTTCTAGTCAAGTAATTACCGTTTTCTGATCTCTTCCACTCGAAACCGTCACCTGCGTACTGGCCACCTGCTGATACAGCGCCTTCTGTTTTTGTATCGTTACCGCTACTGTCCTTAATAGTCGATGGGTTCGTATTAACAATGACAGCTTTACCCGTAGTGGTGGTAACCGTGTCCTTGACGGGTCTTGTCCGGGTAGTTTGAGCAGGCTCTGATGCAGTTTCCTGTGTTGAACTAAGCGGATCGGATACAGAATCTGGTCTCATCTTGGGTCTTACCGTAGTCTCACCTGGGGTAAAGAAACCTTGGTTAAAGCCATCATCTGAACTAGGGGCAGTATAAGAGGATGCAGTCGAACTCGGTTGATTTGGATCTGTAGCCACGGCTCCGCCGCTTGTAAGAGGTACCTCTACGTAATCGTAACCTAAGTAGTCTTGTAGATTTTCCTTACCTACCTCATTTAAACCCTCAACGTTAAGAACATTTCCCTCTAAAGCGTACTGACTTACAGATGACTCAAGAGCGTTGTTGAACCGTTCTTCACCTTTAGCAAAAACACTATCAAGAGAAGAAACTACACCGGGGGCCTCCTTGAGGAAGTCATCAATTTCCTTTT